AACAAAATCCGCATCCCAATAAATCACTGGCTTGATAATTGGATTATTAAGGAAAGAATCCTTGGCAATAGCAAGTGATACACCAGTCCCGATTGTTGGGGGATGGAAATTGGCGCATCAATTAACTACTAAGGATTATGTATATTCTTGGGATGGTTATCCTGTACCCATTAAAACCATCCAGCAATATACCCCCAAAGAAATGTTTGATGTGCAGTTAAAGGATGGCATTTATGTGCAGGTAGATAATCACACCACCTTCCCAGCATTTACTATGCAAAACCGCCAAAGAGAATCTCGGCATAAAGGAAAATATAAACGCCATTATATTCAGAAGTATTACAGCCCGACCCAGTTACTAGAAAAGGGATTAACGGATAGGCGGGGCTGGAATATATTCTCGATTGAAAATGCCAAGCCATTACAGTACCCAACTGAAGACCATCCAGTGCCCCCGTTCATTGCTGGACTGTGGGCAGCCAAGTGGGGCAAAAAGGTGACATTTAATTTTGATCCCGATTGGATTGACTATGTACAAAAGAAAATCCGCTCCCATGGTTGGTTTACAGAACGCAAAGGCAACAGCCTAACTTTTAAGCAATCGATCAACACCACCTTTCTAACTCGGTATCAAACTGTTCCGACCAAGATACCGATTGAGTACACCTTTGGCAGTATCGATCAGCGTATTGAGTTTCTTCGCGGAATTGTTGCGATGAAACCAGGATGTTACAATTCACAGTTGGATCGCTTTTTAATCTTCTCGCGCAACATACGGTTTCTGACGGTGTTGCAAGGGATCTGTGAATCGTTGGGCATGAAGACCCAAGTGTTTAACAACAGTAGCTCGTTAACCCACCAGTTAACTTTTGCAACCACTATCCCGTTACATATTCACCAAAAACCAGTTAAGCGTACTAAAGGCGATAAGCGCCGCATGATAACCCAAGTGGAGAAAACAACACCGCGCCCCGTAGTGCACATCGAAACAGATGTACCGTTTGTAGTGGGGCAAGGATTCTTACCAATATGGCATTAAACCAAACACAAGAAAAGATCCTTGCATCTTTTGCACTGAAGAATGCCCACTGGCCAAAAGACCAGTTGGCTCTAGCCCTATGGCGGGTACGGTGGGAGTTGCAAGCACTACCCCATCAACGAGAACCCGAGGACGGTGAATATGACATCATGCTTATGCTTGCTGGTCGTGGCGCAGGTAAAACTTACACAGCTTCCAACTGGGTGGGACAGCGTGCGGCTATTTACAATGGAACGCGTTGGTTGGTCACAGCCCCAACCAGTAACGACATCCGGGCAACTTGCTTTGAGGGTGACTCTGGCCTTTTAAACATCATCCCCAATGAGTTAGTTGAAACTTATAACAAATCGCTGTTTGAGATTACGCTCAAGAACGGCTCGATCATTCAAGGCATTCCAGCGTCAGAACCAGAACGCTATCGTGGTAAACAGTTCCATGGTGGCTGGTATGACGAGCTTGCCGCGTTTGACTACCTTGACGATGCATGGGATCAAGCCCAGTTCACCATGCGTCTACGCGATCCACGCATACCACGCGTGCAACAGATTGTCACCACCACGCCCAAACCCAGAGAACTGATCGTAGATCTGAATGAGGGCAAGGTTGGTGGCGATGTCTATGTGGTCAATGCCAGCTCGTATGAAAACCGCGCCAATTTATCATCATCGTTTTTTAAAGCGTTGGAAACATACGAAGGCACTGACTTAGGTAAGCAAGAGATCTACGGTGCAATCCTAGATCCAGAAGATGCGGGTATTGTAAAGCGTCGCTGGTTTAAACTCTGGCCAGCTGAAAAACCCAGCCCCACGATTGAATACCTCATTGCCAGCTACGATCCTGCTACCTCAGAGAAAACGGCTAACGACCCGACTGCTTGCTCAGTCTGGGGCGTATTTGAATCGACTGACATTGGTACTGCAATCATTATGCTTGATGCATGGGATGCCCACCTTGGGTATCCAGAATTGCGTCGCAAGGTAATTGATGATTTTAAAGAAGTGGTCTATGCTGCCGATAATACTTTTGGTAAAGGCAGAAAGGCTGATCTAATTCTCATGGAAGATAAGTCAGCTGGTATTAGTTTAATCCAAGAACTACAAGGCGCTGGTGTTCCAGTGCGTGGTTACAACCCTGGCAAAGCGGATAAGGTGCAGCGATTAAACATTGTGGCACCTTTGATTGCTAAGGGCAAAGTGTATATCCCCGAAGATCCAGACAAACCCGGCGAAGTAGCGCCATGGGCAAAACGATTCATACGCCAAGTGTGTTCGTTCCCAGAAGCGGGAGGGCATGATGACTATGTGGACACTTTGTCACAAGCCTTGCGTGTTTTGCGTGACTCTGGATGGATCCAGCTGGATTTCCTACCCGCTCGTGACTTTGAATATATTGACGATGAGCTCAGAAAGAAAAGATATAACCCCTATGCAGTTTAGGGCGAACACCCCCTTATTTTTGCATAAGTAGTTATAGATATGACGATCTCCCCAATTAAATCCCCGCAAGAGATGATCCTAGAGCAAGCTGGTGTTCCACACCTAGCTGGCGGAGGACAACCGCCATTAGCACAGCAACAAGCCGCTTTGGCAGTAGGAGCTCAAGGTGGATTTAAACCAGCGGTTACTCGTTATAAACCCGATAATCCTATTACGGGGTTTCGTGCTGCGGGTAGTGGAAAGCTTGAATCGCTTCCTACCACTTTTGACAAAGACAAAATTACGCGTTATGTCAATGCGTATAATGACGCAAAAGATCAATTTGGTTTGCCAGACTTTACACCAGAGCAAATGGTCAATAGGCTTTTGGTAGAGGGTCGTTCAGACTTAGGGTATAATAAGTTTGACACCAATAACAAGATGGCAAACAAAATTTATCAAACAATGCAAAGTTATGGTTACGATGATGCCGCCGGTTTTCCAGCTGCAATCTACGCAACCCATCAACGAGCAAAAGCAAACAATGTTCCATTTGATGTAGCATGGAACGGCATGGGTAGAAGTAAAGAAACTGGGTTAACTGGTTGGGATTATCACCAGCGTATGAATGATAGTTCTTATGCAGCAACCTATCCACAAAATGCTCCATTGTTGCAACATGTCTCACAAATAATGCAACCCCCACAAGCAAGCGATGCGGATCCTAACGCAACAAATGCAGTAAACCTCCTTGGTAATACCAACATGCCACAACCTACAGTAGGTTCTGCCATGTTTAAAAAAGGTGGTACAGTAAAACCATTTCATGATATAAGCAAAGTGCTTATTCAAAAACATATATCTGGAAAATAATTAATGGCAAAAGCACCACAACTTCCAATTCAATCGGGAGCAAACCTCGCTTCATTAGACCATGACATAACTGCGGAACAAGGTCGTCAAGAAGAAAATGAAATTGACAGCTTTGAAGATGCGCTAGGTCTTGATCCAGATGTTAATTTACAAGAAGATGTAATTGAGCAAGAAGATGGCTCTGTCATTATCAATTACATGCCAACCGAAGGACCAATCAAAAATCCAGAGTTCTATGCGAACTTAGCGGAAGAATTTGATGAGCAGATGCTTAATGAGCTTGCCATTGAGTTTTTAGATCTGATCGATGTTGATCGGGAAGCTCGCAAAGAAAGAGATAAGCAATATGAAGATGGTTTACGTCGTACTGGTCTTGGTAAGGACGCTCCTGGTGGCGCTACTTTTGATGGCGCTTCTAAGGTCGTTCATCCCGTTATGGCAGAATCTTGTGTTGATTTTGCCGCATCAGCCACTCGCGAACTTCTTCCACCTGAAGGGATTGTAAAGTCCCACATTCGTGGTGAAGATACGAAGGATCGCAGTGAAACTGCAGAGCGTAAAGCTAACTTTATGAACTGGCAGTTAACAGAACAAATTCAAGAATATCGTGACGAGATGGAGCAAATGCTCACTCAGTTACCTTTGGGAGGTTCACAGTATTTGAAGTGGCGTTTTGATTATGAACTCAAGCGTCCTACTTGTGAATGGATTCCAATTGATAATATTCTGTTGCCTTACGCAACAACCAACTTTTATACTTCAGCTCGTGTAACTGAAGTTCAAGACATTACTGAAGATATTTTCAGACAGCGTATTGATCAAGGTATTTATCGTGATGTAGATAACATCTACGCACCAGCAATTGATACAACTGAAGAGACACGCTCCAAAAAAGCCAACGATAAGATTGAAGGTATCGAGCGCCCACAGAAAAATGTGGACGGTATTCGTCGCATTTATGAAATTACTTGTTTCCTTCGCCTTGATGATGATTCAGAAACAGAAGGTCGTCGTGCTCCTTACATCTTGACGATTGATGAGTCAACCAATGAAGTATTAGCACTTTATAGAAACTGGGCATACGGCGATGAAAAACTCGAAAAACTGGATTGGTATGTTGAGTTCAAGTTTATTCCTTGGCGTGGAGCTTACGCTATTGGACTCCCTCATCTTATTGGTGGCCTTGCTGCTGCTCTTACCGGGTCTTTGCGTGCTCTTCTTGATGCTGCTCATATCAACAACAGCCAGACAATGCTTAAACTCAAAGGTGGCCGCATTGGAGGACAGTCTGACCGAATCGAACCAACCCAAGTAATTGAAATTGAAGGTGCTCCTGGTGTAGATGATGTGCGTAAATTGGCAATGCCATTACCATTTAACCAGCCATCTTCTGTATTAATGCAATTATTAGGCTGGCTAACCGATGCCGCTAAAGGTGTTGTCACAACATCTGAAGAAAAAATCAAAGATGTTAACTCCAACGCACCCGTTGGTACAACTCAAGCGTTGATTGAACAAGGCGCTAAGGTATTTTCAAGCATTCATGCTCGTTTACACCGCTCACAAGCCAAGTCCTTAAACATTCTTTCCAGAATTAACCACTGGTATTTGGAAGAAATGGATAATGATTCTGGTGAAATCATTGAAATTCGTGATTTTGCCAGCAATAATGACATCCGCCCAGTATCTGATCCCAATATTTTTTCAGAAACTCAGCGTTTAGCTCAAGCACAAGCCGTTTTACAGCTGGCAACTAGTGCACCACAGCTCTATGACATCCGTCAAGCCCATGTTCGCATCTTAAAACAGCTTAAAGTACCTAATATTCAAGAAATTTTGCCTTCACCCGATGGTGTCAACGAATCAAACCCTGCTTTGGAGAATGTCTCCATGGTTATGGGCAAAATGGCAGCCGCTTTCCCCGACCAAGATCACCTTGCCCACATTAGAATTCATTTAATGTTTGCAATTGATCCAAATTACGGTGCAAATCCGATTATTGGCCCAGCGTTTTCTAAAAATGTACTTGAGCATATCAAACAACACATGACTTTGTATTATTTACAGTCCATGCGTAATGAAGTTGCTATGGCATCTAACGGAAAAGATATTTTAAAGCTAAACGAAGAGCGCTCATTAGACAAAGAAAGCCAACAAGCCCTTGCAATTGCTGCTGGCTTTGTTGCACAACAGACACAACAAGATTTCCAATCATTCTTGCCTATTATTCAGAAGTTAGCGCAACAAGTTCAGCAAGCCCAACAAGCTCAGATTGAACAAGCTGCTCTTGCCGACCCAACAGCGCAAGTATTAATGAAAACACAGATGGCTGAAACCCAGCGTAAAGCTGGTGAAGCTCAAGCTAGATTGCAATCTGAGAATCAAGCCCAGCAACAAGAGTTCCAACTCAAATTGGCTGAGTTGCAAACCAAAGTTCAAGAGTTGCAAGTCAAATAT